ATGGGTATATTTTCGCGTGGTGAATCAATCAAACCAAAAACTGACATCTTGGCGCAGTATGCCCCACAAGTTATCAACACGCCACTTCTCACTTCGATTGTTCCTGCTCAATCAATTACAAGAGAATTGGCCTTAGAGATTCCGTCAGTGGTTCGTGCTAGGAATCTAATCTGTTCAACGATTGCAGCTATGCCTCTGGAGTTGTATCGCAAATCCACAGGTGAAGAAATTGGAAAGCCTGTATGGATGGATCAACCGGCATCTAATCAACCACGCAGTGTCACTATAAGTTACACAGTTGATTCTTTATTATTCTACGGTTGGTCACTATGGAAAATAACAAGTCGTTATCAAGAAGATGGCAGACCAGCATCTTACGAATGGATTCCTAATACTCGCGTAACTCCATATTATTCAGGCGATGGACATCTTATTGAAGGTTATTACATTGACCAAGAGTTTTACACAAACGACGATGTTGTAACTTTCCAATCACTCAATGATGGAGTTCTTACAACTGGTGCAAGAGTTCTTCGTAGTGCATTAGATTTAGAAATTGCAAGTGCAGTTGCAGCCAGTACACCAATGCCGACGGGTTATATTTCCAATTCGGGAGCTGACCTAGATCCTAAAGAAGTTCAAGGATTATTAGCTGCTTGGAAATTGGCAAGAACTAACAGATCAACTGCTTACTTGACTAGCACTCTCTCGTATCAGCCTACTTCATATTCTCCTAAAGAAATGATGTATTCAGAAGCAAAACAAGAATACGCCACTCAAATTGCAAGACTTTGCAACGTCGATGCTTTTTATCTCAGCGCAGATGCCAATAATAGTATGACGTACTCCAATTTATTAGATTCTCGTAAGCAGTTCGTTTCACTAACTTTGCAACCTTTCATCTCTGCCATTGAGGACAGGCTCTCAATGAATGACGTAACCGCCATGGGCAATGAGGTGCGCTTTGATTTAGACAAATCATTCCTTCGTGCTAATCCAATGGATGAGTTACTTGTAATTGAAAAGATGTTGGCTCTTGGGCTTATTGACGTAACACAAGCAATGGAAATGACTGATCTAACTCCTAATGGAAGCAATGGTATGTAATGGAAACTAACATCATCACATTCTCAGCTGACCTTACTGCCAATGTTGCAGAGAGAACTATCTCTGGCAAGATTGTCCCTACAGGTACAGGTGAAATTGGAAACACAAGCGCAGGCCGAGTAATCTTTGAAGCTGGTTCAATTCAGTTGCCTGAAGATCCTAAGAAGATAAAGTTACTAAATCAGCACAATCCAAAAGACCCTCGTGGTCGCGCTTCATTCTTCAATGAAGTTGCTAACGATGGCATCTACGCATCCTTTGCTGTATCAAAGAGCGAAAAGGGAACACAAAGTTTGATTATGGCTGAAGAAGGATTGATCTCTGGTCTTTCAGTAGGCGTTGAAGTAATTACATCAAAAATGAAAAGTGGCGTTATGCATGTCAGCGCTGCCAAATTGTACGAAGTCAGTTTAGTCACAGAGGCGGCCTTCAAGTCGGCCATGGTGACTGATATTGCTGCTGAGGAAACCTCAGTGGTAGAAATCCAACCAACAGAAAGCGAGACAGTCGTGGAGAATACTCCTGAGACAGTAGCGGCTCCAGAAGTTGAGGCATCGGCTGTAGAAGCTGCTCGCCCAACTGTTGCTGTTACAAACGTGCGCGAGCGCGTAGCACCAATCACATCTGCTCAATATCTTGGCGCATCCATCAAGGCTGCAATGGGAGATCACGATGCACGTCGTGTAATCGAAGCAGCAGATGATTCAACATCAACAAATACTGGCCTAACATTGCCAGCGCACCTAACAAACTTCATCACAACAACATTCTCAGGCCGACCAGCCTTCGATGCTGTTACACGCGCTGGAACAGTTCCACAACTTTCATTCACAATTCCTAAGATGGGAACAGCACCAACATCAGCAGTAGTTGCTGAAGGTGGCGCACCATCTGAGACAGGAATGACTTCAACATACGACACAATCACAGCAAGCAAGTATTCATCAATCAACCGAGTATCTTTCGAGCTTCTTGATTTTTCAAATCCTGCATTCGAAACACTCTTGCTCAATGAAATGCGCAAGGGTTATGAGAAGGCAACAGATGCTGCACTTATTTCAGCCTTCACAACATCAGGCGTTCAAGCAACTGGTGTAGCTGCAACAGCAGCAGGACTTCAGTCATTCATCGCTACAGAATCAGCAGCTGCCTACAAGGGTACTGGTGGAGATTATGCTCGCAAGTTAGTTGCATCAACTGACCAGTGGGCTGCAATCCAAGGTTATGCAGATACAACTGGGCGTGCACTTTACAATGCACAATCTGTTACTGCTAATGCTTCAGGTAATGTCGGTGGTACTTCAGTTGTTGGATCAGTTCTTGGCACAGACCTTGTAATTGACCACAACATCACAACTTCAGGAATCATTGATGAATCAGCATTCCTTGTTGCACCAGAATCAGTTTATGTCTGGGAATCACCAACAACAAACCTTCGCGTCAATGTTCTTACAACCGGCGAGGTTGAAATCAACATGTATGCCTACTTGGCAATTTATGTCAGCAAAGCAGGCGCTGGCGTACGTCGTTACAACTTCACAGCCTAAGTAACACTCTAAGTCGCTCAGTGGGGGCATAGCCCTTGCCCTCACTGAGTCTTTAGGAAAGGAAATCATGTCAGTCACAACGGTTGCAACTCTCAAGAGCGTTCTTGGCGTTGGTTCTCTCTACAGTGACGCGACCCTTCAAGAAGTGTGTGACGCATCCGATGCAGTCCTACTTCCTATGCTCTGGACTCCTGTTCAATTCGCTATTGCTCATAGCAACGTGCCTAGCACTGGCACTCTTTATTTTGATATTCCTGTAGCAGGTATTTTTTATGTTGGTGAGTCAGTAACTATTGCCAATGCCGGTACTAAGTACGCAGGTACTAAAACAATTACAGCAGTTGGTGATTACTCAATCTCAGTAACAACGACTCACACAACAACAACTCAATTCCATCCAATTGAGCCTTATGGCACCGTCACACCAGAAACTTATACCGACTGGACAACAGACGCGTCAATAAAAGAAGCATCACTCATGCTTTCAGTAGATATTTTTCAGGCAAGACAAGCCCCCGTTGGTGGAGTCGCTATCGATGGAAGCAATTCGCCTTGGCGCATGTCAAACAGTCTTCTTGCAAAAATCAGAGGTCTTATTGCCCACGCGCTAGATCCACGTTCAATGGTGGGATAAATGCCGACACCAGCAATCACAACTCTTAGGACAACACTTGCAACGGTTTTAGTTGATAATACTCGATGGGCAACTTACGCATTCCCACCGGCCACAATCACTGCTAACAGTTGCATTGTCAGTCCAGATGAGCCTTACCTTACTCCAAATAATAATTCACAGATTTCTATATCACCTTTAGCATCCTTCAAAGTGATTTTGACATGTCCTCTTTTTGATAACGAGGGTAACCTCAATGGCATAGAAGATTATGTAGTTCGCGCTTTCAATCTATTAGCTGCTTCAAACTTGACGTTCAACGTCGGTTCAGTCTCAGCACCAAGTGTTCTCAATGCTGCATCGGGTGACCTTCTCAGCTGCGAGATGTCCGTTCAAATACTATCAAGTTGGAGCTGAAATGCCAGATAACGACAAAGCAAACGCAGACTTTCTCGAAAAAATCGGGCAAGTAGCACCAAAAACAGAAACACCAAAACCTACAAAGAAAGATGAGGAATAACCATGGCTCAAGGCCTAACCAATAAAGTCGGTTTCAAGGTAGGCGCATCCAGTCCTGCCTCAATCGATCTCAGTACATATGTAACAAATTTTCAATTGACTCGTTCAGTAGATAGCTTGGAAGTCACAGCAATGGGCGATACAGGTCACCGTTATGTAGCTGGATTGGAAAATAACTCAATCACAGTTGATCTAATCAATGATGATGCTGCAACAGCAGTTCTTCAGACAATGAACACATTGTTTGCAACTAATGCTTACTTCAAGTGCGCGCTAAATAAAGATGCTGCTGGTTCTGCAAGCAACCCATTCTATACTGGGCTAATCTTGGTAGACTCAATTACACCTATCAATGGTGCAGTTGGAGACCTAGGAATGCAATCTTTGACATTCCAAGTATCTGGTGCAATTACAAAGACTGAAACAGGCACTTTCTAAAAACTAAACAAAGGGGCAAAGCATGGCAAAGTTGAAAATCACGTTTCTAGATGGAAAAGTGTTAGAAGGAGAAGTAACTCCATTAGTGGAATACCTCTTTGAACAACATTACAAAATGGGCTTCCATAAGGCCTTCCGCGAGGAAGAGATGCAAACGATGGTTTATTGGCTTGCTCATGAAATTGTCAAACGGTCGGGTGAACCTGTCGATGCAAAGTTTGAAAACTTTATTGCAACATTGAAAAATGTTGAGGTAATGGATTCAGACCCTTTGCTCTAGGGCGTAATTCCTTCACCTATCTCATTGCTCGAGTTAGTATTGAGACAGGAATTGCGCCACAACAATTGATTGAGTTAGATCCGGCAATGTTCAAGGCAATGCTAGATGGACTCAAAGACAGAGCAAAGGAGATGAGCGATGCCAGTAAGCGTCAAAGGCGCGGTTAGTCTTCGTAAGGCTCTGCGTGAGTTCAGTCCTGATTTAGCCAAGGCATTACCTAAAGAGATGGCTGCTGCTCTCAAGCCAGTCGTTCGCGATGCTCGCGGTTACTTGCCTAGTGAGTCTCAGATAATTTCTAACTGGTCAGTAACAGGCA